CTGAGCTTCCGGGAACAGCAACTCGATGTTCGAGATACCGTAGGACTGGGCATGAGCCATCACAGACTCGGACAGAGTGCCATAAGACTCGGCGTCCGCGAAAATCGCCTTGATCTGAGAATGCTCAAGCTTGGGACCGCTATCAACAGCGGTCGAGTCGAACACGTTGCGCTTCACGTTTTCCTCCTTGGTAGCAGAATGCGAAACATTGTCGGCGGGCGCAGAATCGTCTTCATCGTTCTGCTTCTCGCCAAGAGCCTGGTCTACGAGATAAGTGAGGACATCCTTCTGTTCATTGTTCATGGTCTCGATGATGTCACCGATGGTCCGGTTGTCCTCGTCATCATCGCTGCTACCAGAATCATCGGTCGAAACTCCATCGCCATGCTCGATGGTCATGCCGGTCGTGATGATCGCCTCATCCTCCTGTTCCTCGACGAAACCGTCGGAATGCTGAATTGCAACGGTGTCAATCATCGCGCCGGGATTTGCACCGGAAAGAACAAGGGACACCTCACGAATCGCTCCGTGAAGAACATCCGAGCCCTTCTGAATCAGCTTGTTCGCGTAGATGGACATCGCACTGATGTCGCCGTGCGAGACGAGCTCCCTTGCATTTTGACCAGCAGGAGTCTCATTCAGGAAGCAGTAGGCGTAGACGCCATCTTCCCTGTTCTCAAGGTCAGCATGACCGAGCACGTTGTCCGCCGAATCATGCATGTGCTGCCACACGAGCGGCACTCGCTGACCATCATTGTCCTTGAATGCATCACGACGAATCGTTCGACCATCGGAGCACTTAAGATCGTTTCGCGTAGCGTAGCCACTGAAATCAGGCTTCACCATGCGCTCCTTCCTCCTGAGGCTCCGAAGGTACCTCAGGCTCAGTACTTACAGGATTCAGATTCTTGTTCCTCAGAACATTCGCATTCGGATCGTTGGACGGCTTAAGCCCGACAATGGCGCGGAACTCATTGGAACTCATAATCTCGTTTCTTGTGAACTTGTCCGCAATTTCAGCGATTTGCGACGTTGGGACAAGCTTGAACGGGTCTCGAATGTACATTACATCCTGACCACGAGTACGCGCGGTCTTCGTGATGAAACGCCTACGAATCGCGTCAGCAATGGCATCCAGAACCGGAACCAATGTGTTGTTCTGATAATTCAGCATCGCCGCTTCTTCAGCAGTTCCATCGAACACGGCCTGACTGACCCCGAGCTCTGAGTACAGTTTGTTCTCCAGATACTTGACCTGAGCGAAAACATCATTCTCCACTGCCCGGTTCAACTGCGTGATCTTCTCAGTACCGTCAGTGTATGCGATTCCGTACTTGCTGCTGGTAAGCTGTTCCTCGATCTGCTTTCGACGGAGGTTGGCCTGATCCTGACGCGCCTGAGACTTCACCTGGTAAGGAAGTTGAATGATGAGGTCCAACTTTCCAGATCCAACGTGTTCGTCGACAACGTCGAGAATTGCCAACTTTCGAACGAGACGCTGAAGAGTGCTGTTGGGCTCGTTCATTGTGACAAAGAATGGATTCTCCACAACAGCGACGAGTCTCTTCGGAAGAACAATCTCCTGCTGCATGGCAATCTTCTCATTGTACACACGTACACGAACATGTTCAGGATACCAATTTACAACTCTGGCCACACGAAGCGTACGAACATCGTAGGAGTCCGTTCTCGATGGGTCCAAGTCGAAATCAGTAGGAACAATCGCGACAACGCCTTCGCTCAGCAAAGACACAACAAGATCAATCAAGAAAGCCTTGCCGGACTGGTCGATGTTGGCCTCCGTGTTGAGACAGTACTGCAGTCCACTGTAAATGGTCTCGGCATACTTTCCGTCTTCGTCCTTGCGAACGTGCTGAAGACCGATGCCAGCAACATCAACCGCGATACGATTGTAAATGCTGGCGACCATCGACATCTGAGATGTCCAATACATTCGCTGTCGACTCGGCAACATGGTGTACCCAGGACCGTAGTCGACATACTTGTTAGGAGACCCGTTGCGAAAGACATTCCATGCGTGGGCGAGCCTCTGCATGAAACCCATACGTGCCCCTTTCTACTGTCGGTTCATCTCATTACTTTTTCCTGGACGCATCTCTAGGGCCCTTACTCGCCGCGCCAGGCGCCGGCTTGTTGGACTTCGCATTACCAGAAGGCTTATCACTTTTTACGTTGTTCTGACCAGGGACTGGAATAGTACCATTGGCAAAGGACTTGACATATGACTTTGCATACTCCTTGCCAACCTCAGTCAGAACCTGAGTGCCGATCTTGAGCGAAGCATTGATGAGCTTCTCAGTGGCCGACTTCGGGCGAAGCTCATTGTAGGTCTTCTCAAGCTGCAAACGCTTGCTCCTCGCTGCGAGCTCTTCATTTGACAAGTACTTGGCACGCACACGATCGGTAGCGACTTTGTGCGACGCATCATACATGTTGGACTTCTTGGGCGTCGCAGCATCCCCATTAAGCTTCTTAGGCGTCGGCACCGGCTTCAAGTTGTTCGACAACTCGGACGGTTTCTTGGTCCTAAGCGTGCCCCGTTTCACGCCCCATCTCATACCCTTGACACCGTAATGACGCAGTGTGTCATCCATAATCTTCACCTCACTCGAAATTGTCCTTGTTCAACTTGAACGCGACCCAAGCGTCGAGCAAAGCAGCGAATGGATCGATTTTGTCTTCGTATCTCTTCTTAAGAAGCTTGCGATTGCCGTTCGTGTCCTCCATGGTGATGGCATTTCCCATGGCGAAAGACATGATTGCTTCGTCGAAAATAAGAAGACGTTCTTCGGCCAAGTGCTTCAACTCGCCAAGCGGAACACTCTCCGTCTTGGCACCCTGAATCACCTTTTCGATTCCGTAAGGGCCGTTTTCCTGTTCCCAACGAGTGACGAACTCCTTGGCGTTGTATGGATCGAATCCAAACGACCTGACATCATACTTCATCTCGTCGATGAACTTGTCAAGATCGTCGTAGACGTCCATCATGTCAAGAACCGTGGTTCCGATGACTTGAAGGGATCCCTCTTCAAGGAATTCGTTGTACTTTACACGCGTGGCAGCCGGCAATTTCATCAGAGTGTTCTCAGTGATGTAGCTGCGAGTTTTCACACCAAACTGATCACGGGAAAGTGGAAACAAGAACGTGAATGCACAGAAATCATCACCCTGCGATAGGTCAGCTCCAACGGAGCATGGCATCTCCCAGAACTCATGATGCTTGTGCGGAATTGTGTCTTCATACGTGAAGAAGTACGTGTAACCCTCCATGGGGATTCCGAAACGCTTCGCCAGGATGTCATTGCGAACAGACGGAACCTTCTCCATACGCTCGACATCTCTTTGGTACGTTTCGTACGAAACCGTTTTCCCAATGTTAGGGCACGCCTTGACCCACATCTCTGGATCCGCAACTTCTTTGACATCATCCAACTTGTAATGCCAGATCGATGTGTGCGGGTCCACGTACTCGCCACGAAGAATGCTCGCAAGTTCCATTTTGACGCTGTCGCCGGCCCCGTTCCTGACAGTACCTTCACTACTTGTGGCGACGATGATGTAGTCGGGATTCTTGCTAGCACCCTGCTCGAGAGCTCCGATCACATCTTCACGAATGTCACCCGAGAGCCACTCGTCAACCGTCGACACCTTCGGCCTCAACGATTGAAGCTTGTCGATGGTCATCGGTCGGATCTCGATGATTGAATTCGTCAAGAAGTTCTCAATCCCCTTCTTCGTCGACGCAAGCTTCTGCCGCTTCAGTCGATTACCAGTGGTGTTCTGCAACGAACCCTCAGTGAGAAACTGCATCAATGGCCCACGAGCGCGACTCATGGCGGTACGAATGGGAGAAAGAATCTCTTCGGCCTGCTTCATCGTCGCTGAAGTCACGATCTGCTGTGTGGTGGCGGTGTCCATGGTCAACGCGTACATCTGAACAAGTGTGTCATACAATGACTTCGCGGAACCACGTGCCGTGATGATGTACTGCTTGTTCACGAGCGGCTTGAGTATCCGCTTACGTACGTAATGCCCGCCAGGTTTGTCCTCGAAAGGCTCATACACGGTCGTGTCAACGAAATAGTACCAACCGTACAGCTGCTCCCCCCAGACCAAGAACGATTCCAGTAGATGCAGATCGCTCCCATCGGTGAGAGTCATCTCCGTTTCGCAGAATCGCTTCCATCCTTCTACTTCTTCAGGATCATAGTATACACCGGGGTTGGCAATAAGACCGTCAATACGATTCATCTCGGCGGCGATCTCCTTGCACACGGGGATTTCGCCATTGATGACCTTTTCACGCCAGATACCATAGTACTTCGGCGTGGCGTTGTTTGAAAGCCCGTCAAGGGCTTCAGACATGTCCATCCGCCATCACAACCATACGGAATTCGTACTCCTTGATCTGATTCTGCACTGCCTCCATGACGTATTGCGATGTCGGCGGGTCGAATGCAACTCGCACAGACTGGTACACATACATCCGCACCAAACTGAGCAATCGCTTATCGTTCGTGAAATCGTCCCACACTGCGACCGCGTCCTCAATCGTGTATCCGTCGGCAGGACCAATACCCATCTGGTGAACAAGCGTCAACGCGTTGTTGATGCACACAATGACATCAGTGTCGAACGCTGTGTCATCCGGGTCAAGGCCAAGCATGTGCTTGGTGGAGTTGAGAATACTGTTCTCCATGATCATTACCTCCATGGTATTGTATCGTTTGGTCTTCGCTCCACGATACGCCTTGGCAATAGATTCTCATCCCCATAATGGATCGCATTGTGCATCTTGTGGGAGCAACTTATCAGAAAATCGGGGTTCAATATGTCCGAATCAAAGAATTTGATTTGATTCGGTCGAATCGGGTTCATGTGGTGGATGAGGATACGACCATTGATTTCGTACCCCTCAAGACCAAGATCACAGCCATCATCGCGAGAAATGACCTCATCTCGGACTCTTTTCCACTCAGCGGACTGGTAAAAACTTTGGTTCAAATAACGATCGAACCCGAAAGTCTCATATCCAACGCCGCCACCGATTCGCAAGTAATTGTACCGATCTTCGATGGTGTCAAGGAGAATAAGGGCATCATAGCTCTTTATCACTTCTACTACTCCCATATGATCGCATAGCATCAAGAGCTTGCTTGTACAACTCTTCAACACGTGCCGAAGAAGCCAAGGCTTCCGTCTTCGCCTTCAACAACTCGTTCTCCTTGGCGAGCTTCTCCTTTTCGAGCCTCTCACGAGTGGTGCCGAGCTTGAGATAGTGCGTGATGACCGCCGAACTGGCAGTTCCCTCAGCCAATTGCTTCTCCGCAAGGTCCACCGCCAAGGCGATCATCTGATTCTCGCGCCCTTCGACAGTGGTTGCCGGTGGACGGCGATGCGTTTTGGATTGCTTCTTGCTCGCCATCTGGCAGTTCACCTCCATTTGGATGCAGTTCCGGTAAGTCTTGAGGGGGTACGGTGTAGAAAGGAACCATCGAACTTGTATGAGCTCAACCACGATGCACAAATATACTAGTTGGATGTTAGGAAAGGCACCGTACCCCCACAAGGCCCACCGGCGACCTCCCCACGAATC